GGCGAAGGGCGCGGCATCGACACAGACCGTGCCGGGAAGATCGACCCGCGCCGCGATGGTGACGCTTGCGCCTTGCGCGGTGTTGTCAGCCGTGAGCGTCACCGTCCCGGCAGGATCGGCGGCAAGGTGGATGCTGGCCAGGATCGGCAAGGTCTGGCGCTTGCCAATGACGCGCTTGGCCAGGAAGGCGACGGCGGCGGCGAGCTCTGCCGGATCGGCATGGAATGACGCCAGCGACAATTCGGCGGCGGCGGTTTCAATGGTGGATTCGTGCATAGTCGTTACTCCATTGCCCTGGTCGAGAGAGGCTCGGGCAATCTGGCGCGCTTAGGCCCCTTGGCCTACCTAGGCCGCCTATTCCCACGAAAGGGGAGCGGGCGGGCGGGATAGGCCCCCGGCGATCTGCCGGGGGCGGGGTTGTTAGTCGCAAAGCCAGAGCAGACCGACAAAGCCCGATATGGCCTCATACTGCGGCGTCGTGGTGTCGTTGTAATCGGTCCAGGGCGTTCTCCAATCCTGCCATTGCAGCGAAGGGTAGCTGTCGATTTCGCCGAAAATGCGAAGCGCTGGCCTGCCAGTGGAAAGCAAGATTTCGTATTCCTCTGCATCGGGCTTTTCGCCGCCGGGGCTATACCAGCCGCCACGGACTTGGAACGATAGCGGCATTTCCTGAATCCGCTTTCGGAGCGTGTCGGCGTCGTCGAACGTCTCGTTGTTAAAGCTGACGGTTTCCGCGTCGCCATCCTCTAGCGCGGCAAGGGCCGCCATCGCTTCGCAGATCAAATCGGCCCAAGCGCGGGCTTTGCTAATTGCGTGGTCTGACATAGTCTCAATCTCCATTGGCCTAGTTAAGAGAGGAGTGGCAATTCCTCTGAGATGGAATAGGCCATAAAACTGCAATTTATACAAGTAAAACTTTCAGTTTCACGCTGAAATGGTGCGATTTTTTGCGGGTCCTACCTAGCCAGGATCACAGGTGTATGCGCTGTGAAACCCCAAAAAACTATCGTGACCCATTTTTTTACATAGCGAATAGTTAGAAGTTGCACTTCGACACAGAAAAACCCGCCACGCACGGACCGCAGCGGGTCAAGTCAACGCCGATGTGGGGATCTCGGCGCTATGCCTCGCGCCGGCGCACTTCATCCTCGCTGCAGCGCCCGGCCGGGAGATAGATGCGGTTCGGATCCATGATGGGCCCGTTGGCCAGCGCCTGCAGATCCCGGTCGCCGAGGCCGTCGATCGGGACGCACCATATGCGATCTCCTCGCCCGCCTGGCTCGTCTGCTACCGCGTTCGCGATCGAAGCGTCCGCCCTCTGCGCGTAACCACCGCGGACGAGGATGCTGTCACCCGCCGAGATCAGCTCAAGACAAGAGGCCATGCGGCGGGTCATAGGCGCTCCATCGCTTCCTCAAGATTGGTACGCTCGACCTGCATCACGAACATCCGCTTTTCGTCGTCGGGCTTGTCCAGATAGGCCAAGATCGCCGCGGCTGTGCGCTGCATCTGCATTGCGGCTTCGTGTAGGGCGCCTGTCATGGCAGTATCACCTTCTCTGTCTGAAGATATTGGTAGATGTATTCGCCCAGGTCGCGGGCCTTTTGCGGAGAGATCATCGGCGTTCCGCTCGGCCAGCGAGTCTGTTCCCGGACAATCATCGCGATTGCTTCCACGCGGGCTTCGCGACGGGAGGGTGGCTTGCAGGACGGATTTTGCTTCGGATTGACCTCACTCAGCATCGGTTGCCTCCTTGATCTTGGCGAGGGCATCGCGAGCCAGTTGCCGAACTTCTGCTGGTGTAGTCTCCCACTTATCGGGATAACCCCAAGCTGGTGTGCGCTCGATCTTGCCCAACGCCTCCCCTGCTTCTTTCAGCAGGACCTCAAGGGCTTCGATGCGATCGGAAATCGTGACATACTCGCATTCTACTCCGACAAACGGACATCGCCCAAACTGCCGCTTTTTTAATTCATCCATTGGAGTAATCCTTGAGGTTGCGGATGGCATCAAGAATGCGATCCACACTTCTCAGTGTGAGGTTTCGGTTACTCGATAACATCTGGCTCACCGCCGCTTCACTCAGCTTCAAACGATCAGCCAACATCCTCTGCGATACGCCAGCCTCAATCATGCGGCGATCAATCATGGATATTGTCTGCTCGCGAAAGCTACCCGCCCGCCACCGCTCTTTTGAATCATCCATCGGTTGCCTCCTTGATCTTGGCGAGGGTGGTGGCTGCTTTTTCACAAGCCCGACAGTGTTTAGGGCACCAACCGTGCCGCTGCTGAATAGCGTCCAACGCCTCCCCCGCCTTTTTCACCAACCCCATCAGCCGCGCTTTGTCGGCCTCAAGGGCTGCGATGCGGGCGTTGTCTGCGCGGCCCGCGCTTGCGGCTTCATGTGCTACATTTCCGACCTCATAAAGCCCCGCGCTCTGCCGAGGACTAAGTATGTCAGCATGATCGTCAGCCACAAACTGCGGCCAGACATGAAGCGCCTCCAACCGCTCTATCAGATCATCCTGCATTGGGGTTCTCCTTGAGGGCGAGGGCGCGCAAGTGGGCCGCAGCCGCAGTCTGAAATTGCTTGATTGCATCGCACTGGACAGGTTCACCATTCGGGCAGACCGCTCGCTCGATCATATCCGCCGCCTGCTCCAACGCCTCTCGCCACACTGCCACCGGCTCGGCGCTGGGCTGCGGTCGGGTGTAAATGTCCGAAACGATCAGCGGCGTGATTACGTTCAGAAAGTCTGGCGAGTTGTCGCAGCATACCCCGCACTCATTAGAAACGAGCGACCAGCTATCGAACCATTGCATCCAGTATGCACCGCAACGGGTGCAGCGGTGAGTTGGCGACCGGTCTGATGCCAGCGTGGTGTCGATCCGTGGCATTTGGAGCATTGTTCGCAGCGTGTCGGCGGCTTCGCGGAATGCAGCGCGGCGTTCAGGCGAGGCTGCATCAATCCCCTCGTTTTCCCAAACGTCAGCCAGTTCGGTCAGCAATCGCCCGCTAATGGGTTTCAGTTCTTCACTCATATCCGTTCGCTTTCAAAATCGATGCGAGAAGCGCGAGGCTGGGGTGGGTTCGGCAGGTCCGGGCACTTCGAGCAGTAGTAACGCTGGCCGTGTGGGCAGAGCGGACGGTTCAATGGCCCTCGGTCGGTGTAGTCTGGCGCTGGCTGGCTCATGGCTTCATTCCTTCTGCGAGATAGGCGGTAAGCATCTGCTGCCACTGATTGCGGCCATATTCGGACCAACCGCCTTCGCCTTGGATCGGCACCTGCAAGGCGCGCGAAACGAAGGCGTCCAGCATGGCTGGCGTCGGCTCGATGGGGGCGATCACAAAGCCAGCGTCATGCAGCCGTGCGATCACCGTATTCATGCGGCGCTGACAGGCTTCCGGGCAGGTATGATAGCCTTCTGTAGCGATGGCGTGGACATAGGCGCTGGCCATAACTTCGGCGGGGTCACTCATCGCAATACTCCATGTCGTTCAGATCGTAGTCCACCACGCCTTTACCGAGGCATCGCGGGCATCGCTTGGACGCTTCGCTGGAAACTTCGATCTCGCCAGCGCCGTGGCAGTCGGGGCATTCAACGTCGATAATCATGGCAGCACCTTCATAATGATTGGAGCGGTGGAGCAGTTCATCGTGCAGAAGCCATCGAAGCAGTCGCTGCACGGCCTGAACCCAAGTTCATCTCCGCGTTCGCGCAAAGCCTCATTCCGCTTGGCAACCAGTTCGGCAATGCGATCATCAAGCCTAGCTATCTTGCGCTGGGCGACGGTTGCGGGCGGATCATAGCTCATCGTCTTTCCTTTCTGCGCGGAGGAAGGCTGCTAGAAGCGCGAGGCTGGGGTGGGCGGCGCGTGACGCAAACTCACTATCCAAGGTTTCGTCGGTCCAGACTTCGGAAAGCCAGTTTTTGCCACAATCTCCGGGCATGATGCGCCACCGCCACCCCTCCGGCACCAGCATTTCCGCCGCGCTGGTCCATGCTTCGGCGTCGAGCATCATGTCAAACCGTCGCCACTTAAGGAAAGCTGTTGTGTTCGGGTGCTGGTAATCTCGCTCCCATAAGAACAATTCGTTCCCTAGGGCCTGAAACGCCTCTTCAAACAACTCTTGCCTCGGCTCCTTCGCTGCCTCGATGCGCGTGATTAGGTCGGTCATACAAGTGGCTCCCCGGTAATTTCGCACCAAAGCTTGCGGGCGCGGGCAAATGCACCAAGGAACTTGGGCGCGGACACGGTCTGCTCTTCGGCATAGAAACCGCGAGTGGCTTCATCGAATGCATCCGCCTTTTCCCGCAATTCGTTGGCGCGAGAATGGCCAGTGTCGGCGAGGGCGCGCATTCGGTCGCCGAGATTAGTTGTGGTGTCTGATAGGGTGGTCATGGGCGGGGTTTCAGCACGATTGGTCACAGGGACAGTCTCCACAGGTTTTGCAAATGGTGGGCGACCAAGCGCATCCTTCAAGAGTGCTTGCCCCATCGCTATCAATGGGGCCGCCACATTCTGGGCACTGACCGACGGTTTCTTCCGGGCGAGCCGGGATTACATCACAGCACATCGACTAACCTCCCTTGCCTTCGAGTGCGGCACCGCCTGATTGCGGATAGATGGCGGCGGGATCGACCTTCATGTGGGGGCCTATCGCGGCAAGCCGCGCTTTCAGCCTAGCCACTTCACCCCGCAGCGCCTCGACCTCGCGGGCCGTGGCGTTGGCTTGGTTGCGCCAATACTCTGCAAGCTGCTCCCAAGTGGGGTTATGTTCGCCGCAGTCGTCGCCAGCGTGAATGCACTTTTTACAGTGCTCAAGTTCTTCCAGGTTATCGGTCATGGTTGGTGTCCTCATCAAAAACGCCCGCTGCGTATTCACCAGCAGATAGTTGGCGCTTTCCTTCAGCAAGGCGGTGCTCATTGAAGCACAGATACTGCTCAACCATGCAGGCGTCGTAAGCGGCTTTCTTGATGCCTTCTTCGATCAGCTTAATTTGGTGGTTCAGCGCGTCACGCTGGGCTATGAGTTGGTAGAGTTCATCGGTCATGGCTGGTGTCCCCTCACGCAATGCAGATCACTTGAAGCAACCTCTTCGGGATCATCGTCTGGCCAACTTTCCCATGCGTTGTAGGCCATGCACTCAAGCTCATAAGGCTCCCAGCCAAGGTAGCTCAGATAGCTTATGTATCTGCGCATCCACTGCTCACGTTCCGCGTCCTCGCTAACGCCCTCTGGTTCATCCCTCATGGCTCTGCCTTTCGTTGAGCATGGCGGCGGCGATGGCGTAGGATTTGCGCGCGAACGACTGCTCAAGGGTCTCGCCGGGAGCCAGTGTGTCTCTTGCGCATAGGTGCATCACCGATGGCACTGCCGCAGCCGCGAAGTAATCCAGCAGGGTCATGCCGGGTACGGGTTTCAAGTCCCAAGTGCTGTTGCCGGTGTTCGGAAATGCTTGCGGGTTCTCCATCACGACTTCTCCTTGCTCACGATTTGCTTAGGGCCGCATCGATCTTCGCGATCGCCCGGGCGTTGAACTTCCAGAGCACGAGGGTCCGCACGCTCTTGAGCGCGGCAACGAGCTGCTGATTTTGGTTGGCCAGGTCTTCGTTGGCCTCGATCAGCATCGCGGCGCCTTCTGGCGTCAGGGAGTACGCCGGCACTCTGGCCAGGGCCGGGAACGCGCTCCGATGGTGGTAGCTGATGTGGTCCCGCGGGCCGTGCGGCCCATTCGGATGCGAAAGCCTGACCGCCTCGTCGAGCGTGTAGAGGCCAGCTTCATGAACGCTGGAGGTGTAGCCCTGCGCGTTCGGCCGGTAGAAGAACCCGCCCTTGCGGATCAGGTAGTCTCGAGGCTGCTCAGGCATCGATGTTCCCCTCGTGCACGGTGAAGGTCAGGGCGTAGATCCAAGGGTTGTCAGCCCAGCGGGTGCCTGCATCTCGATGAAGGCTGTCCCAGAGTTCGCGGTAACTCGTGACCGGAGACTTGTTCGGAACGGACGCATGAGGGTGCGGCGTGCCATCGGAATAGGTTTCGTAGGACTTCCAGCCCCGCTGACCCTGATGATCGATCGGCTCGATACCCTCGGCTATCGCATCGGCCTCGCTGATGTCCTGCAGCGGCTGGACCCGAACGTCCGTGACCGTCAGCCAGAGGCGCGAGGCCCAGCGCGGCATGTGGATCGAGGGGCGCTTTCGACGAAGTTCGTGAATGTCGTCGGTTGCAACGTACCGAACCGCGTTCGGCATTAGATCGTCCTTCGCCCACGCCTCTCGGACATAAAGCCGATCTCCAACCGCGTGCGGTACGATCTCGCCGGCGAGCGCCTGCATTGCCGCGTTGCACTCGACCTGCCGCTCGTGCGGACAGTCGCCAGTCGGGCAGCCGTAGTATTCCGGCTTGCTGATCAGCCGGCGCGTCTGGGTTTTCGGGCCCGCCAGCAATGCGCGCACCATCGGCGCTGAAAAGAGGATGCCCCGGTCAGCCATGTTGCACCGCCAGACGGTCGGCCGAAGCCCCCGAGACTTTTGGGTGAGTTTTGCGTGAACCTAGCGCAAAAACGCGCTCTGTTCCGCGACTGTTCTCCTGCCGGCGATGCCGGAAAGCGCCAGTTTCAGCCGTTTTGCCACGCAAGCATTGCGTTGACATCGTAGGGGTCGCAAGTTCAATCCTTGCTACGCCCACCATTCTGAAAGGCCCGGAAATCCTAGAGATTTGCCGGGTTTTTTCATGCCCGTAGAACATGGACATTCTCCGTCTTTTGCGTGACTTTTGCGTGAAGGGCCGGTCCGGCAGCCTTGGTGAGATCGGCGATAACGTCCTCAATCCCGGCCTTGAAGGTGCCAAGGTACGAGGGATCGAAGACCGCATACCGGCTTGAAGTCCGGCCCAGCACGCGGTGCCCGAGCGCCATTTCCAGCTCGATCAGGTCGACATGACGATTGGCCAGGATTGTTGCCATCGAATGCCGGATGAGCTTCGGCCCCCATCCCTCGGGGATGCCGAGGGCCTTGCGTGCACCATCCCAGGCTGAGCGGACGCTGGAAACCTGGTGCTGCTCGATAATGTCGACCTGCTGCTTCTTGTCGAAGAGGACCCGCTCCATGCAGACGAACCATTCGTCGGTGACTTCGAGCCATGAGGCGAGCAGCGTGGCCACGGGGAGAACCGGCCGCACCTTCTTGGTCTGGATGCGACCGGCTGGGTTAAGCGAAAACAGCCCGGCGCTCTTCATCCATTGCTCACGCGCCGGATTGACGCTCATGTCGAATATCGCATCCGGTCTGGCGAGCGTGCAGATTGCCGCAATCAGGTAGCGCCGCAGCGGCAACAGCCTTGCGCTGTGCCCAGCATACTCCCCGGCCCCTCTCAGGCTGTAGTCAAGCAACTCGCCGATCGCGTCGACCGAGAGCCGGTAGGTTCGCTCCGGGGTGACCTGGTCGCGGGTCTTGTGCTGGATCGGCGGCACGTAGCGCGTCCGGCGCTGGCGGTAGGCATGGTTAAGCGCCGCCTTGATCTGGATTACCGATTCCTCGACCGTTGAAGCGCTGCGCGCCCGGGCCTTGCCTTCAATCCACTCGCCCGAGTCGTTCTTCTTGCGGGCCACAATGGGGTCAGCAATCGCCCAGGCGCGAAACCGAGCGATCAGTCGATCATCAAGCGCCTCGGGCGTGAAGGGAGATGGAATCATGGCCGGCTCGGCTTCGGTGAAGCGCTGGAACAGCTTGAAGCGGGCCTTGATTGGAACCGCGCTGGGCAAATGCTGGCCGTGCTCGATGTAGTAGTCAGCCATCGCGTCGAACACCGTGTAGGCGTCCTGATCGGCCTGGCTTGAGCGATGTGTCGCGAGGTAGTGCGCGTCGAGAGCATCGCAGGCTACCCGAACATCCGTTGTGCGCGTGCTTTTCCGCTGCTGTCGTCCGGCGGCGCTGTCGTACCACCAGATGTACCATCGATCGCTGGCAGGTTTGCCGTCGGCTCCCCGGACATAGTCGAGCCAGAACGGCCCCCGTTGGTAGATACCACCCTTAATTGCCGACACCGCGCCTGCTCCTTCAATGCCTTCGCCTTCGAATCGGCGAGCTGCTCGATCATGCCCAGACTGGCCAGCAACTCCAAATCGTCGCTGGAGAGCTTGATCCCCTTGCCGTTCGCCAGGGCACGGGACACTTTCCGGTCGAGATCCACGAGGGCTTCGCAAGAGGTTGGCTGGTTCATGCTGCAGCCCTCCATAAAATCGGCTTCTGATCGGCCGGAATGCGGTGGACTCCTCGCGCCATCGGGTGCTTTGGCGCCCCGTTCGCGTTCTTTCCCCAGCACCAAAGGTCCGGATATGGCGCTTCACCGCTCTGGATTTCGTCGATTACGTGCTCAACCCAAAGGCAATCCCGAGCGATCGCGCCCCAGCAAACGAACACCTGGTCTGCCTTTTTAGCCTCAGCTACCACCGCGGGCAGATTGACGAAGTGCAGATCGTCCCGCGCACTCCAGTCGCCGCGGTCGATCCCGTCAACCCGCAGGTAAACGTCCGCTGGGTTGGCGCTGCACCACGGGTACATATTGACTGCGGTGTAGCCACCGAACCCAAAGTGCTGAAACCAGCGGTTCCACCAGCGCGAGGTCGGATCATCCTTGGTGCCATCGGCATCGGACGGGTTGTGGCCGATCACGCAAGCAATAGGGCCAGGTCCCCAGCGTCGGATCAGTTTGAGCCGGTTCTTGCCATGGAAATCGGCGCGGCGCTCGATCACCGGCTTGCCAAAGAGGTCGAGGGCTTCTGTCACCGCAAGGCCCTCCATGCGAGAATCAAGTTTCCGACTAGGAACAGAGCTGATCCGATAGCGAACAGGATCGGAGGCATTGCCTCGACAAGTTTTGGCGCAGTCAGGCTCATGCTGCCTCCGGTTCAAACTTGCCCACTTCGTTGCCGAAGCAATCCCAGCCTGGGCGAGACTGGCGCGAGAAGAGTTCCGCGTAGGGGCCACGGAATAGCTGCTCGGCCATCTGGTACTGATCTTCGGGCTTGCGGCTGTGCTCGCGAACCGGTGCGACAATCAGATTTCGAACCGAGCGCGACATGATCTTGGGCTTGCCGGTTGTGCCGAGCAGCAGGAACTCCGCCGCTGAGCGGAAGCAATATCCGGTGCCAAATGCCCATGCCTGCCCAGTCGATGACTGCTTGGCCCAGGCCGCCCCTGATTTGTAGGTGAAGCCCCATGCACGCATCGTCTCAATCGCCTCGGGGAGCAGCGGTGCAGTCGCCCACATCAGCAGCGCACAGTCGGGCGCCGCGAGGTGGTTGACGGGGAGCGCTATAATGTCGCCCAGCGTCATGCAGTCGTAGTGCGCGACCGGGTTCTTGGCCTCGCCCTTGGCGCTGTAATTGGAGAAGCGCCAAGGCGGATCAGCGAGGATCGCGCCGTAGTGGAAGGGCTTGAGGTCACCGAAGGGCCAGGTCATCAGAACGGCATCTCCGGATCATAGCGGCCAGAGAACCGCTTGCGCTCAAAGTCGAACTGCTGGCAGATCGGATTGATCAGCGGCAGAGCGAGGTTAATGTCCTCTTGCGTCGGCTTACCCCGGATCGCGTCGACCATCTTCTCAAACTCGTGCTCAGCAAGAATAACGCGCAGGTCGCCTTCATGCCGCCCGAGCAAGCGCTGGTCGCCATCTCCGATGTCAGCCATCCAGCGACGGACTTCGCCAAGACTTTCTGCAAGCGCGTTTACCTGGGATGCGGTATCTTCGTCGCGCGCTGCCGCTGCCATACCTTTGAAGAACCAGATTGCGTCAGCAATGCGGTCATCGGCGTCGATTTGGTTGAAGATGCTCACGCTGCAGACCCCTCCACCTGTGCGGGGACCGGATCAGCAGCAGCGCCATCCGTCTGCCCTTCCCCGGCCCCCTGTCCAGCAAGATTGGGGGTGTTGACTACTTCATCCGCGCCTCCTTCCTTCGCTGCCAGCTTGGTGTAGATCAGCGCGACGATCCCGCGCAGGGTGATCTTCTCGTCCAGCGCTTCGGCCTCATCGTCGGAAATCTGAATCCCGAACTCGTCCTCGATCGCCATGAGCACCTCGATGCTATCCAGGCTGTCGGGCTTGAGATCGCGGACATAGACCGCGTCCATGATGTCCTTCTCGGCCGTCTCGACCGCGCCGAACTGGGCGGTGAGGACTGCGAGCAAGCGGGTGCCGATGTCGGTCATGCTAGGATCCATTCCTTGATCTGAAACGGGTGTGGTTCGGGCTGGCTGATTGACCAGTCTGTCGGCGGCCTTCCGCCACCAGCGGGCCAAGGCGGATCACCTCGGAGCTTGCTATCGATGCCGTTGAAGAGGCGGACATGTACGCTGCGGAAGCCTGTGACAGCGCCTGCATCATCGCGGACCACGCAATCATCCGGGACTCGGCCGGGATTTGGCTTGTAGGCCATGTCATTGGACCACCGTGACGCGCTCTGCGGCGCGAGTTATGGCTGTGTAGAGCCACTTGGCACGATCCTCGCGGAAAGCTCCACTTTCATCGAAGACGATCACATCATCCCACTGCGAGCCCTGCGACTTGTGGCAGGTTATTGCCCAGCCAAAAGTGAACTCTTCGGTGCCAAACTTGTCGCGCCAATGCAGCGCGCTTTCCGTTCCATTGAAGAAATGCTCAAAAACCTCAATCGACAGTGGATCGCGCTTCTCGTCCTCTGAGCGGACGGTCATGTGCAGCTTCTGGTCAACTTGCTCAACGGCTTCGACCGACCAAATGCCGCCATTGAAGAGGTGCTTCTCGCGCTTGTTGCGCAGGCATATCAGGCGGTCGCCAGTGATCGGGTGCCACGGCTGTTTGACACCTGAGAGGCCCTTCAATTCGCGGATGCGACGATTGTAGCTGACCCTGCTGCGATTGAGCCCACACAGCAATTGATCGGCCTTAAGAACGTACTCGCTGAGCGCGTCACGGCTGATAGCATCCTGCCGGACCACGCAACTGTCGCCGAAGGTGCCGGGCTGCAGCCTGCGGCCTTCGCGGATGTCCATGCTCATGCGGATGATTGGGTTGTCGCGCGCCTGGCGATGCACTTCGGTTAGCATCACATCGGGTTCGACATTGATGAAGTAGCCCTCGTCCTTAACGGGCGGAAGCTGGGCCGGGTCGCCAAGGACAAGGATCTTCGTGCCGAAGCTGAGCAGATCCTTGGCCAGCGCTTCCCCGACCATCGAGACTTCGTCGACCACCAACAGTCCAGCGCCGGCCAGATCGCTCTCTGGGTTTAGGTCGAAGCTTGCCTCGCCGGTCGTGTCGTCAACATCAACCTTGTAGATCAGCGAATGGATGGTTGAGGCTCCAGAGCAGCCCTTCTTGCGCAGAACCAAGGCGGCTTTGCCGGTAAAGGTAGCGAAGAGCACCCTGCCTTGAACATCTTCGGCCAGCGCCTTGGCCAGCGTGGTCTTACCGGTCCCTGCAAAGCCGAACAGGCGAAACACCTGCGCGCCATAGGGATCGGCAAGCCATGCCCGCACTTCGGCAATTGCTCTGTCTTGCTGTGGGGACCAAGTCACTTGGGGAGAACCTCCGACTGCAGGCGGTTGATCTCGTGTCTGAACGCCCAGGCATCGTCCCGCTCCCCGCGCTCGAATGCGCCGGCCTCTTCGGGATAGCCCCGCTCGCGCAACCGCTGGGCGCAGTTGTCGCGAGCGAGGGCCATTACATCGGCTGGCGCCGATACCGGCTGCGGGGGCTTGATCGCGCTCATGCGGGCCACTCCGACCATTCGCGGCCATCGAGCAGGCGGCCGGCGCGCTTCTTGCCGACGCGGTGGACGACTGCGCCGTCGATCTTGCGGGTTTCACGAACACCGGTTGCGTCGATGGCGTAATCGTTGACGAATGCGGGATACCACTCCCCCCATTGCTTGAAGTGGAAAGCGATACCGTTGGCGCGGGCAAACCCAAGTGCAGCGCGATACCAGTCAGGGTGCGAGGGCCGCGCCTTCGGGCCGCTTTCGCCGCCAGCGATCAGCCACTTGATAAAATCCCAGCCAGCCCAATCGACCGGCCCCAGCGCGGGCTCATAGCTTACAAAATGAACCACGGCCGGAATGGCGCGCAGATGCCCGCGGCGGCGGTCTGCTTCGACCTGGTTCTCTACCGTGGTGCCGATCCAGACGTTCGAATAGCCGCTCCCCCAGTCGGCCGGCAGATAGCCAGGCAGGTTTTGCGGGCGCTTGGTCAGGATCATCAGAATCACGTCGGGACATTCACGCGCGGCCTGCCACACAGCCTCGCGCCATGCCGGATTGATCGAGCCGTGATTGTCGGCGAAATCCGAGAGCGAGTTGATGAACACCCTGGGCGGCCGGCCATGTTCTTCACGAAAAGCTGCCGCGCGGGTCTGCATCCGCCGCATCACTTGCGCGCCGGCCTTGACTGGCGAGCGGTCGCCATGCGGTCCCCAGGTGACGCGGTGCTTGCGGAAATCCCAATCGCGCTCGGCGTAGCAATGATCGCAGGCAGGACTAAGCTTCGTGCAGCCGATCCAGAAATTGGCCGTTGCATCAGCCCATTCGATCTTGGTGTTGTCAGCCATCAGGTGTCCCTTCGCTTGCTGAACGCGCGAAACGGCCTAGGTGCCTTGCGCTTGCCGGTGCGGCACGGATCCTTTGGGTTGGTCACACCAAGCTTCTGTCCGCGCCCCATGTAGAACTTCTTGCGGGGACCATGCTGTTCGAACTCGCCTGTCGGCTTGCCATCTCGGCCAAGAACAGGGTGAACGGCACGGCTGGGCGAAAGCTGGCGCTGAATGCGACGGGTGAAGCTCGACATCAGCCCTCTCCCGCCAGAGCGCGCCGCTTCGCCGCAAACAGCCCCTCAACCTCCTGCGCCACCTCATCCGGCAGCGCGCCGCTCTGCTTGAGGAAGTCAGCGTCAACCGGGCCCAGCTCCTGCTTGGTCGTGGCTGCCGCAATGCGGGCCTTGATGCCTTCCACGAAGACGAACCAGGCGGGCTTGTCTTCCGCGTCGGCCTGATCGGCTTCCGCCTCGTCGCCGCTATCGAGCGCGCGATCGGTTTCCTCGTCCACGACCGTCATGCCGCGATTGTCACGCGCCGGCTCGTCCTTGATCTCGCCAGTCTCAGGGTCGGCGCTGGCATCTTCGCCACTCTGCCCTTCGGCCAGCGCATTGCGCGAGGGCATCGGTTCGACTTCGCGGTACTGCGCCTCGACGATGTCTTCTTCGCCTTCGGCAGCGACACCGGAAAAACCGAATGCAACGCGGACGCACTGGATCAGCGCGCGGTGGCGAAGCATACGGCGTTCCGATTTCTGCCAAGGGACGGTGTTGCCCTTGCATTCAGCCATGAACTCCATGACCTTCACCGGGCGGCTGCGGTCCTTGCGGTAGATGATGCACTCGATCGCAACCGTGTTGCCCTTGGCATCGAGCGTGTATTCGAACTCGATCCCGTCGAACTGCGGGTGCTCGTTCATCAGGCGGATCCAGCCATCGACCGACACCATCGGCACGATCCCGCCGCCCTTGGCCGGGAAAGCATAGATTTCCTTGGTCAGCGGGTTGAGGCCGTAGGCGTTTGACACCACGACCAGCGCCATGAACTGCTCTTCGTTCTTGCACTCGGCAAAGACGGTGTTGAGCAGGGTCTTCTTGAGGCCGGCAGGCGTGATTTCGAGGCGCGCGGCCATCGCTTCAAGCGCATTGCGGGGGCGGCTTTCAGCCTGGCGCGCTGCAATGGCGCGCTCGGTGCTGGCATCGATCTCAGCGCTCTCGCGAGCAACGGCAATGGTTCTAGCGGTCATATAACGGTTTCCTTATGTGGCGGGATTACTGGCTGTCGGATGCGCTCTCGAATGAGCGCGTGATCGCGGCATCAGCGTCGGCGCCGGTGTAGAGGCCAAGGATCGCCTTGCAGGCGAAGGCAGGTTCAGGAACGTCGACATCAACGACCGTGACGCGCTTCCAAGCGGTCGGGTCGCGGTTGTCCGGCACCTTCACGGTGTCGCCCGGCAGAACCGGAGCACCATTGTTGGCATAGGTGTAGGTCCGGCTGTCTTCGGGCCGAAAGCGGCAGGTAATGAACTGGGTCATGGTTTTCCCCCTCAGACTGGATCAGCGGGCCACCGCGGCAACGGTGTCCCAAATCTTGACGCCGGCGATCTGGCGGTCGCCGCTCTTGACGCGCTGGCCGATGGCCTTGTCGATCGCCTCGCGGACCTTCTCGTTTCCGGAGACGGCCATGAAGGCCAGTTCGAAGTCCACGATTTCGTGGACCCAGACCTTGCGGCCCGAGACGGTGGCGCCGGCATCGGAGCGGACGGGCTCTGACTTCGCGGTCGGCGCAGCGGCGAGCTGGGCCAGGGCAATCTTTTCCTCGGCCTCCAGTGCGGCAGCAACGGCCAGCGCTTCGGCGTTCGCGCGTTCCTCGACGGTCTTTGCCTCAGCAACAGCGCGGGCAGCGGCTTCCTCGGCTTCGCGAGCCTCGCGCTCAACCCGGGCGGCAGCTTCTGCAGCGGCTCTGGCGGCAGCCTGCCGAGCCTGTTCAGCGGCGCGCTCCTTGGCCTGCTTTTCCGCCAGGTAGCCGTTCATCATATCGCGCAGCTTCATGCGCGCCGGGGTAATACTCTCGATCAGGCGGTTCTTGGCGGCATCGACCGCGCGCCCGCCGTCAAGATAGGGCTGCTTCACCGTCTTATGGACATCGCCGATATGGCCCTCGCAAGCGCGCAGGATGCGCTCCAGATCGCCGGCCTTGCCAAGCGTCTCATCGTCCGTGACGACAGCCCGGCCAACCGCTTCGATCGCAGCCTTCATCCGGTCCTTGAAGTCTGGGCGCTCGCTCAGCAGAGCCTCGTTGAACTCCATGCCGATCCGCTCTTCCAAGGGCGGCTCGTTTCCGCCGATCACGGCGCGCGGGTTGCTGGCGGGGTTTTCACCCGGGAGGCGCTGCGGCGCTTCGGCTTCGGGCTCTGGATGGTTGACGATAGGCATGACTGTCCTTTCCGGGGGCTCAAAAGGGCAAGGGCTCTTGGCTTGAGAGGGGGTCGTATTTGCGCGTCGGGTCGGCGAAGGCGCTCTTGGGAGCATTGTCGCGGGCCCAGGCATCGCGGGTGCAATAGACGCGGTAGTCTTCCTCGGTGATCGGCTCGCCGGCGCAGACCGGCCATATATCTTCGAAATCAGGCATTGAGCCGTCATCCAAGATGGCCTGCCACCGCCATGACCGATCAAGAACCTCTCCAGTGAGAGGATCATTGGGCGGGCCAAAAACAAGTTGAACGCCCCGGAACACGGAAGCGCGGCGGAGCCTGACCCGGAAATAGCCCTCAATAGGCTCATTAACCTTGTGGCCGGTCGGGTTGATCTTGGAGAACCTAGAAAAATCAGCGTAAGGTGTGGAATCACGCATCATGGCCTCCATTCAAAGGCCGGCGACCATGATTAGGGTGAAACCCAAGCCTGAGTTCTGCGTTTTTTCTGGCGGCAACAGCGTCATCAAAGCTGTCAAAATAACCTAAGTGGATGTGCTTCCGCTTGACTGCGATATGCGCTCTCCACTTGGAGTCGCGAGTCCGCCAAGTAACGCCAGAAACTCCAGTTCGATTAGATTTGGGAACCGCTGCGTTACGAGCGTTTTCTTCCGGACTAACCGATCTCAGGTTCGCAAGCCGATTGTCTTTACGATCACCGTTGATGTGGTCGACCATTTGAGGCCAATGGCCATAGACCATAGCCCAAATTACACGGTGCGAGTTATGACGCTGGCCAAATATAGCACCAACCAAGTACCCTTTACCGTCATCGGCGGTAAATGCTGGCTTCCCTGCGTATCTTGTATTCCAAGATCGACTGCTGTGCTCTGCGCTCCTGGACCCGTTTCTGAATAAGTCAGGCTCTCTCGCCTTCCAAAGCAAGCGGCCAGTTTCCGCATCGTAATCTAGCAGTCGATGAAGAACTGCCGGATCGGGGTTAACAATGCCAGAGACGGGTAGAGCGATCTCCACCGCTCCATCCACCGCAATCGAGCGCACAGCCTGGCCGGCGTAGGATTCGAGGCGGGTCATGCTTCGGCTCCCATCAGAACAGGCTCCCCTGCTCCGGCTCGCTCGGCGTCACGCTGGAGCAGAGATCGAAGAGCAAGGAAGGCATAAGCAGCCACCAGACATCTATGGGTGAGAGCGACGCGCATTTTGGTTGCCCATCATATGTTCGCGCGAGTGTTGGGAATTGGTCGTAATCATTAAGTTTGATGGTGAGTTGTTCTGCTTGTGATGATCTCGATGGTGGACAATTTCCGTTGGCAGCAAGGGTCGCCCGATTTCCCGCTCTTTCACCACTCGATGGAGTAGCCGAACCTTCTGCCCATCCTTGATCTTGCGATACGGTCCCTTGATCGGCTTGCCGATGTTCGCACACTGGATCGAGCAGAACTTCGCACCACGCTTCCTTGTCATGGCTGGCTGAAACAGCACTTGGCAGCGATTGCATTTGACCTGCTTCGGCGCTCTCGCTGCCGCCATGCAAATCTGATCGCACCATTTGCGTTTTGCCCATAAGGATCGGGGTGTCCGTGGTGGGCGCGTCATCTCGCTGCCGCAGTGCTGGCAAATCTTGATCTCGCTCACGATGTAGAGTTGGGGCATTCGAGCCTCCTGTGCAGGCATAAAAATGCGTAGGCAGCGGTGATGGGATCCACCCCGTTTCCGGTCGCTCGAAGCCGCTCAATCCGGTGGGCCATCGCATCAATGCCTCGACGAAGATGGGATTCAGCTTCCTCCTGACTGAGGGCTGGTTGGAGTTCGGGGAATCGGTCGAGGACATCGCGCCAGCGGCGATCGCTGGGGCCGGGGATGATGGCGGGTGGAAGAACTGTTCCGCCGCATAATCCAGCATGTCCGCTCTTGACTTGCCGTCCTGCCGCGTGATGCTGCCCTCGCTGCTGCCCCGGTAGTCCCGGTTCGCCGGTGCCGGCCAGTTTGCCGCCTGCCCCGGCAACGGCACGTCGCCCTTGCTGCCGCGCATATTCGGCCCCGCCTTCTCCGGGTCCGATGCCTTGGGGCTGGCCCAATGCTCCGCCTGATCCTCCAGGTTCACCGAGTGACCACCCGCTGCCCGCTTCTCCGCTGGCTGCGATCCGCCCCGTTTCGAGATGTCCGATGGCGCCCGCCACTGCGCCGCCTCGTCGTTCAGGTTGCGCATCCCGTGGCCCTGCGCCTTCATCGCCGCGATCCGTTCCGGACTGTGCGGCGGGAAGTGATCGCGGGCTTGCGGTGCTGCCCATTCCGCCGTCTGCATCGACAGCGCCATTCCTCCCTGCCCATAGCGCTTGGCTCGCGTCACCGTGCCGTCCGCCACCGGGGCCATCCATTCCTCGGCAGGCCATGATGAACAGTCGCTCGCGCCGCATGGTGTTGCCGGTTTCGGCCGAGCTGAATATTCCTGCCGCAACGCGGTAGCCCAATCGCTCCAGTGGCGGGACAAGGGCCGCAAGCTGTCCGCCGGCGTTCCCCGGGACGTTCTCTCGGAAGATAAGATCAGGCCGGCACTCGGCGGCAATGCGGCAGACTTCGGGGGCGAGGAAGCGTTCGCCATCGGCCCCGGCGCGCTTACCGGCAACAGAGTTGTCCTGGCAGGGATCGCCCGAAGCGAGGATATGAACGAGGCCACGCCAAGGCTTGCCATCGAAGGTTCGCATGTCAGACCAGACAGGCGCCGGATGAAACCACCCCGCTTCCATTGACGCGACCAGGCTTGCGGCGGCTGCGGCTTCGATCTCCACAGCACAGATGAGGCGTGAAATCGCTCCCCAATAGTCGAGGGCAAGGTGGATTCCGAGTTCAAGCCCGCCGACCCCGGCGCAGAGGCTGAGGATGTTGCGGACGGGCTTGGCCACGGCAGGTGCTGGGGCGGGATGTAGAGCCACATTCACTGCCGCCCCCGGAAACAATCACGAACGAAGCGGATCGGCGCCAAGATCGCAGCAACAGCGCCCACAATCAGACCAACCACAACAAAAGCGGCCACCCACGGGCCAGACCAGTCACCGCTATCGGGATCGCGATCGTCATCGAGCCAAAACCAATTCGCCCTATCAGCCAGCAGCACAGAGCCGTGGACCGGGCAATTATCGCTGGGGCGCGCAATGCAGTCTTCACAAATGCAGGTCACGCCGCCCCCCACGTATTCCCGGCAAGCAGCAGCACGGCAAAGCCAATCAGCAGCCAGGCCAGCGGCTTGCCCCAGCGGCCATGCTCCGGCTCGCGGTAGAGCGGACCAGGAACACGGAGGCTGTGCCGATAGCCATCCTGGACAATCCACGGACGGCTGTTGCCGGTGGAATTGTAGCGGCTCATGCAGCCTCTCCCGGCGCGATCAGCATCGCGTCTATGTCGGCGTCAGTCAGCGGGGTTGCGACACCACCGGCGCGGACCAGCATCGACGGGAAGCCGTTGCGGACCAGCCATGCAAACCGATCTTGCGTCGGTTCAAAACGAAAGCGACTGACACCAAGCCTGCGGCGTTCTGCACCACGAACTGCGGCATATTCCCGTGGGGCCCATGACGGCGCCGTGATCGCCCAATGCTCGTCATAAATGAGCCACCAGCCATCGACCGGCTCAATGCCGTGCACGGCGTTATCGGGCCTTACGCCGGGGAGCAGTTGGGCGCACTCCCCGGCTTCCGGCCGCGCCGGGGGCATTGGCGCGAACTGCTGATCAGATGAAGGTGAAGAGGTGTGGACCGTCTCGCTCGCGGGGGAAATCATAGAAAACTCCATCTGACCGGTGTTTCAACGCCCGAGGGGATCGGCACCGGTTGATGGAGGCCATCATTATTGCGGGTAGTTACCCGCGTCAACTGATAAATGCGGGATATTACCCGCATGACGCATATTTCTGCTCAACACTCTTGGTCTTGTCACCCAAGCATTGAGGTGGACCGATATCAGAAGGTTCGCTAACCGATTGACACTGCGGGTCGGTCATTCGATTCGCCGTCGACTTGAGAGGCGGCCTGGACAGCTTATGGCAAAGGAATACTGCGCGAACTGCGGTGAACTGATCACTGACGGTGGCATTTTCGGCGCACCGAATTGGAGACTGAGGGACAGCGCCGTCAGCCTCGTGAACTTCTACCACAACGCCCAGCACGATGATCTCTGCAGCAAATGCGGCGACGGTATGCACACTGAAGCCGCAAAGGCGCTAAGCGAAGAGTACGACCGCGTATCGGATCGGCTCAAAGCGATCTTTCTGAGTTTTCCGATGATGACGATTGGGTCCCTACCTCAAAACGTCAATTTCAAAGTGATTGGCCTCGTGACCGCCAACATCACCGCCGGGACCGGCATATTCAACGAGTTGAGCCAAGGGATGTCCGACCTGTTTGGCGCGGTGAACTCGCAGACCGGCATGGCCCATAAGGTCAATCAAGGCGAGGCCGAGGCGCGGCGGATACTTACCAACAAAGCGATCGGAATGGGGGCAAACTGTATAATCGGTGTAGATGTTGATTACGGCGTTACGGGCAACAATTCAGCCACGGTAAACATGCAAGGGACTGCCGTTCATGTAAGCGATCTGTCCAGCATCCTTTCGCCAAAGTCATGCCAGGTTGCCTCGGAGATTGAGGTCACTATGCGTAGAGCGGCAAACTTGAATCGCTGGCTGCTGTCTGAGTTTGAAGATGGCGAGGTTTACTCGGCAGCTTGACGGGGCGCTCAGACCTAGCCTGCCCAAATTCATACTGAGGCATCACAAACAGTATCGTCTCTGGGCTGGCCCAGCTCAGCCTCGCTTAATTGTGCCGCCTCCGAAAGAAATTTTGGGTCGCCTTGTCGACAATCCCGATAATGCGAATGTCGTTGTCAGCGATATGATCGGGGTCGGGCTTACCCATGAATAAAGGCTCACGGAACTCCTCGCGGGTCGACTCGCAGTGCAGCACATATTGTCCGTCTGCCGCGATCTCCAGGCGCTTGCAGGTCGTTTCAACCAAAGGTCCCTGCTGGCGCTGAACTATCACAATATCGCCATCTCTGGGTACCAAGCCATTGTGGTTGAACACCCGCAGGCACTCAAGGATGGATCCCGAAAGGATGATCCTATCCATCGAATGCCCCACCATCTCCAATGCGAAACGCTCAGCGCCATCAACCGGTGATGGATCAACCTCGATGTAGTACCAGTCGCTCTCATCCCACTCGGGATGCTCAGACCACATACCTGCCTGCACCCTGCCGATAACCGGGATGCGCTCGACGGCCGACTGGGGCGTCGGCGTCACCCCTACGTAATACTCGGCCGGATCCTTTCCGAGAGCGGTGGCCAATCCTATCAGGGTCTGGCTGCTCACCTTTTTGTCCTGATCGCGACTTATGAAGTCTCTGACTAGGTCGGGGTTCTTGCCGCCCGTAGCCAGCAGGGACAGTTTGCGGCGCGACATCGCTTTGCCTTCACCGGTGCTGGCAATAATGTCGCGCTTGAGTTTCGTGATGTTGATTTTTGGGCCATCCATGATGGCCAAGAACCTGCCCGAGCGGGAACTTACCCGCAATATTGGGAGATTACCCGCAGAACGTCTTGACGAGCGGGTAGTTACCCGCATATCTAGCGGGCTATGCAAAATGTGCTCCTATCAGAAATCGAGGCGTTCATCGAGACGCACAAGATGGCCGAAAGCACGTTCGGTCGCGAAGCTCTTGGCGATTGGCGCCTGATTGCTGAGCTACGAGGCAGCGATGGGCGACGCCCCCGCCGGCTTTGGCCCGAAACCGAAGCTAAAATTCGCGCCTTCATGGCTAACTGGAAACCAGACCAGGCCGCCGCAAACGAGGCCGCCGAATGCCGAACGCCATCCACCGGCACGGAGGCGGCGTGATGGCATCTGTTGATTGGCTCAGACGTGTTTTCAAACATGTCTCGCATCGCTCTTGCGTAAAAGTTACCCAAATTCCGCAGTGTCTTAATCTCGGCAGGCGCGTTGAGGTTGATACTCCAATTGGGGAGGTATTCGCCAGCAAGATCACGTTGGGCCGCCGGATTGATGCCGGCGCTGACCCCTTTCTCACGGCATCGCGCGACCTTCTCGCAGTAGAGCGCGAACTTTCTGGTGCCAGCGTTCGGCAAGAGGCCCAACCCAATCTCCGCCGTCGTCGAGGTAATCATGAATAGCGTTCCACGCGCTGTCGGGCATTTGCCCATGGTCACGCATGACTCTTGCGCAGGTCGCAGCGACAAAGCTGGCGAACCCGGCTTGGTGCACAACCGCGTTGCGCACTTCCTGTTCGGTGAGTTCCATCCGAATCCCTCTCGTGTTGCTTTGGACAACAACACGATGGTCGAAGCCCGCTGCGAGTCAATCGCGGCGGGTGGAGGCCATGCCGAATGACCAGCGCCTTCCCCCCGCCGCTGGTCCCCTGCCCGCGTCGCTCCCACCCCGGCGACGCGGGCAGCTTTGTTTCGTTCGCTCATCATGCCGCTGGAGTAGCCTGTGGCTGACCCGCTGATCCACGGCAATCGCGGCACCGTTTCCGCTTCTGATATGCTTAACGCGCTGGGCGACAGTCTCAGCCTGATCCGCCAGCAGGACCGCCTGACCTGGGCTGATCTCGGCGCGGTGCTCGGCAAGAGCGATGATCAGGCCGCCAAGTACGCCGATGCAAGCGCGACGATGGATGTCATCGCTTTCTGGCGCGCTCGGCAGGCGTGGGGCTCGCGCTTCACTGGCCTGTTCGACCGGCTGGGGCAGGATGGCGGCGATACCGATGATCGCCACGGCCAGACCAGCGTGCTCGCCGCAGCCCTTGCAATCGCGATGGCGCTGGAAGGCGACAACACCATCACCGCCGACGAGGTCCGCGCCATGCGCCGCGAACTCGAAGCCGCGCACGACGCGATCGGCGCCCAACTCCGCAAGATCTAACGAAGGGAGAGTACCGATGTCTGATCCAATGATGCTTGTTACCGGCACCGCAGGCGTGGCTGCCGTCGTGTGCGGCCTCGGCTGGGCCTATGCAGCCTCAGCGATTCGCGATTATCGACACAGCGAGAGCGCTGACCTTACCACCATCCGCACGCTTACCGACAAACTGGTCCGCGCCGAAGCGAGGCTGGGCGAATACGAAGCCAAGGAATCGGCTCGCCGCGATCATTTGCGCAAGGCTGGCAAGGCTGGCCGCGCCAAGCAGATCGCCGCCGCATCCGAAACCAAGGCTGAGCGCGCGCGGCTGGCGAACATGGCGACCGCCAAGACGATGGCCGAGCTGTCGCGCACGCAAATGCCCCCGCGTGACAAGGTCGTCGCCGGTGTGCACGCCAAGCGCGCCGCCAAGAAGGCGGCTGCCAGCGCATGAACGCGATCAGCTTCGGCTCCCGGCAATTGCGAGATTTCCGCCGTGCTCGGCGTGATGGCGCGTCAGTCGAAGAAGCCGCCACCCTTTCGGGCCTCACGATCGGCGAGGCGCGTCTGACCGCCAAGGAAGACGACGCCAACCCGCCCCCACCCGAAGCCTTTGAACCTATCACCCAGCCCGTGCCTGCGCTTGGCACCGGCCAAACACAGGAGCCAGAAATGGCACGTACAGCGCGAGCACCGAAGGAAGACGCGGCCGAAGTCAAGGTAATGGACTTTGACCGCGCAAAGACCCTCTATCTGAAGGACATCAAACCGGCGAAGACTCAGGCATCATCGCACGGCCAGGCGGTCGCGGAAGCGATCAAGGTCATCAAGAAGCACTGCCACATCGAGCCGCAAGGCGCGAAGGCCGCATTCAAGGCGTTCGAACTCGAAGAGGCGCACCGCGAAGTGCACATCCGCAGCTTCGTTGGGATGCTTAACGCGCTGCTCGGGCGCGAAGTGCTAACCGCCAACTTCGGGGATCTCGTCGACCAGATGGAATCGGAAGATGGCTACAAGCGGCCACCGGTGAGCCTCGTGGCTGTCCCCCCCACAAGTGACGGGACCGAGGAAGACCTGGCCGACGCCGGCGAGTTTGAAGAGGCCAGCGAGGAAGAGTTGGCGCAACAGGAAGGTCGCGGCGCCTCCGGTGACTGACCTGCTGCCCCCGGACCCCGGCCGTCAATGATGGCCGGGGCGAGGATGGCAACAGGAGGCACCGATGGCCAAACAAATTGACCACGAATTACTTCGCAAGCTCCTCAGGTACGATCCTGAGACTGGAAAGCTGTATTGGCTGGGAAGGTCGGCGGGCGGACCAATCTCCGAGGTTTACGCTAGGCGATTCAATAGCCGATTTGCTGGCACAGAAGCTTTCACATCACGCGCCCAGAACGGGTATTTACAAGGTCACGTTCTGAGCACGAAGCAGGCTGCGCATCGCGTAATCTGGGCCATTGTCTATGGTGAATGGCCTGTTGAAGTTGATCACATCAATGGAAACCGCGCCGACAACCGGCTTTGCAATCTCCGGGCTGTTGATCGCAACGAAAACTGTAAAAACGCAGCACTCCGGTTCAATAGGGCTGGGCGAACAGTCGGCGTCCGATTCACTAAGGGCGCCTGGCAGGCGCAAATTACCTGCTCAGGGCTGCGGCGCTATCTCGGTCGCTTTGCCACTGAGGCGGCCGCAATTGCCGCTCGAAAGCAGGCAGAGCGCGAATACGGCTTCCACCCTAACCACGGGCGGACCGCAGCATGATCCGCGCACTCGCTTTAGACCTAAGCAAGAAAAACACAGGCTGGGCGGTCTGGGACGGTAAATCCGACCAGCCTCGCTACGGCTCATGGGTGCTGGGTTCGGAATACACGACGCCTGGCGGTGTGTTTGCCAAGCTAGCGAATAACCTCGCCGAGCTGCATTCGCTCATGCCATTCGAGCGGATCTACGTCGAACCGCCCATTGTGCCCGCCCAGTTGCAGGGCAACACGACAATTCAGACGATCCGGCTTGCAACGGGCCTTGCCGCCACGCTGGAATACTTCGCGCACCAGTACCGCGAGCACGGCAAGCATCCCACCAGCCTGCCGATCGAGTTCAACGTCGAGACATGGCGGCCGGCTTTCATTGGTCGCATCGCCGACAGCACCGCCAAGGCCGAAGCGCGCCGGGCGAAGAAGGCTGGCGACAAGCGGGCCAGCGCGCGGGACAGCCTCAAGGAGCTGACCATCGCCCGCTGCCGCCAGCTCGGGTTCCGGCCCCAGAATAACGACCAGGCCGACGCGATCGGCATCCTGACGTACGGCCTGCTGTCCGAAAAGATCACCCCGCCCTGGGTAGCCGGCGAAGTGCTGCTCCAGCCTCTTGAGGTGACGGCATGAGCGGCCCTGTCGCAGCGAAGGGGCGCTGGCCCTACCTTGGCCACCGCACGATGGCGGTGGTCATCGCCGACGAAGAGCGCGAGCTGGCGCTGACCGTATCATGCGACCACTGCGGCGCGGGCGTCGGCGAGTTCTGCATCTCGACCCGCGGCAACGAAACTTGGACGCCCCACCACCCAAGGCTCCGGCACGCCAGAGCGGTGGCCGCATTCGCCGAGGAAATGGCATGAGCGCCCCCGGCACTATCGAAGGGATCATCCTGGAGGCGTCACGCGTCACCAAGCTGCCGATCTCGGTCCTGCTGAGCAAATCGCGCGTTTATGCCGTCGCAAGACCGCGCCAGGCGATGATGCTGGTGTTGCAGGAGCGGACCAACCTCTCGACGCCGCAGATCGCTGCACGCCTTGGCCTGGGTGACCACAGCACCGTCATCCACGGAGTCCGGAAGGCGAAGCAGATCGCGACCACCAATCCTGACTTCGCGGCTCTGATAGACCGCCTGAGGGATGCTGAGCCGCTTGGGCCGCTTGCCTTGGCTGATCTGGCACAGGAGATGCCGGAGGAAGTTGCTGCGGCGATTGCATACAGCCTGAGGCGAAAGACGCGCCGGAAGGGCCCCCAGAAGCCCAAAAGCGAGAGCATCGAGGCTCAACGCAAGGCGATGATCCGCCGCCCGGTGAAGGTCCGGGTCGCCTCGCTTCCGGACAAGGAACTCATCCATCTCAATGAGAGCCATGACTTCCTGATCGACGCCGATGGTCACTGCCAAAGCGAGCACGACATGCGGCACAATCTACTGGTCGGCTCAATGAAACTGGCCGCCGCGATCAATGCGGCAAGGCAGGTGGCGGCATGAGCCATAGGGTCCATCACCATCGCGGTAGCAGCTCGAACAAGGACGCCATCGCCGAACGTATCGGAAGGCGCCGCACCGAGGCTGAAATCGTCGCCCACGCGGTCGAAAATGCCATCAAGCGCGACCCCTGCTTCCGGTGCGGGATTCGTTTCGATCAGCACGATGATCACGGCTGCAAGCGCTGGGTCGGGGGAACCGTAAATGGCTGAGTTTCCCGCCCTCACCCTTTGGACAGACGCCTACCTGTCCGACACTCGCTTCCTCTCCACCCTTGAGCACGGAGCCTACCTGCTTTTGCTTATTGAAGCCTGGCGCAGACCGCATTGCGACCTTCCTGACGACGACAAAATGCTTGCGAGGATGGCAGGCCTTCAAGCCGATCAGTGGGCCGAGATCCGTGATACGATTATGGCGTATTGGACGTTCGATGGTCGTAGCAAAACATGGAAGCAAAAGCGGTTAAGCAAAGAGCGTGATGCCGCAAGGACGCGCAGCAAGTCTCAACGCGATAAAGCTGCAAAACGTTGGAATAAAAACGAAAATGGGAATGCTGCGGCATTACCCGCAAAATCCCACGGCAATGCCTCCATTACCACTGCCATTACCACTGCCACTGATATAGAAGAACTTCCTATCGGAAGTTTGTCGAAATCGGTTCCCGATCCCGACCCCAATCCCGAGCCACCGAACTTCGAATTGGAACTGGTCGGAGGCGATGCTGCGGAGCCTGACGGCCCGCTCACGCCGGACGACATCCTCGAAACCTGGAACGAGATGGCAGCGCGATACGGACTGCCGATTGCACGCGGCATGACCAAGGCCCGGCTGGCGCAAGCCAAGGCCCGGCTCCGCGAGTTCCCGAGCAAGTCGGATTGGGAGACCGCGTTCCAGTGCATCACCCGAACCCCGTTCCTGCTGGGCGAAAACTCGCGCGGCTGGCGGGCCGATCTGGATTTCATGCTCCAGGCCAAATCATTCACCAAGCTTGTCGAGGGGTCCTATGGCCAAGCTTAATTTCGAAGGCAGCGGCGCCCAGACCTCAACAGGCTGGACCGATGAGCAGTGGCGAGATTGGTGCTGGGAGCGCAATCAGCAGGCCATAGGGCGCGGCTGGTCCCGCTGGCACTACGTCCGCTCGGTCGACACCGGTAACGGCAAAAGCTGGCGGGTCGAGATCCTGACCGGGGCTGAGGCGCATGAGATCTGGGCCATGATGGACGACAGGCCCTTCGTCCCTTTCCGCTGGCCTGAGGACCGCATCCGCAAGAGCCTGCGGATTGCCGAGTGGCGGATGCAGCAAGGGATGACCCCGGATGTGTACCTGGTCTGGTCCAGTGAAGGCCGCCGGCAGCGGCGCGCGGCTTGGGTTGAGCGGGAGATCGGCGCGAGCGTTGCACAGCCGGAGGCGCAACATGACTGACCAGCGCGGACGCACCTCCCTAACGCCCTACGCCCCGATGATGCGGGACCCTGACCCGAAGGGCGCCCATCGGCTCGCTGCAGCGATGTGGCACAGCGAAGGCACGGTCATCATCCGGGCCGAAAGCATCGAGCGGCTGGATTGGCAGGACCGGGAACTGGTCAAGGCCATCGCCGCGAAACTCTATGGCCACAGGGGGGCGAAGGCGTGACGGACAAGCAGGATCTCGTGAAGGGGTTTGCGGCCTTCTTCGACACAGCCTTGGCCGCAACCGATCGCCTCAAGGCGGTCGCGAAGGTCGGGGCTACGGAGCGCGCCAGGGTCGCGGCGGCGATTGCCCGAGCCGATGACGGGCTCGTGCCTGCCGAGGTGCTGGCCCGGGGCGAATACAGCATGGTCACCATCGTCGAGGATGAGCGGTCAAGCCAGGCGACGGTGCTCCGCGCCAAGGACCGCTCCCCGCTGCTGGACTTGCTCAGCCGCGGCATCATCAACGAGGAGCAGTACGGCGCCGCGTGCGAAATTGCGGCGATTGTCGAGCGCATGGAAGGCACGGTCGGGATGCGCAGCGCCAGCCTTGAGGCACGGGTCGACAACTCCGGCGCGGCGAAGGACCTGCTGATCGAGACGCTGGGCCAGGTTAGGCGCGAGGTTGCTTACGGCAAGTGGCGCGACCACCTACCCTACCCCAAGCGCATGGTGATCGACATGGTTGTGCTCCAGCGGCCGATCTTTGCGACGGCCCGGCGGTACAAGATGGGGCTGCCCAAGGCTCGGCAGCGGCTGGCCGATGCACTCACCGACTGGCTCAAGGTCAAGGAAGAGGTCTTCGCGATGGTCGACGAGCGCGATGTCATCTCGGCCCATTGGCGGGTTGGTGGTGGGATTTTGAAGTGAGGGGCTTGTCGGTGAGCAAAATTGACTGTAACTCACCAGCATCAAAGCGCGCGCCCAGAGGAATCCCCCTCTCGGGCGCGCTTTCGTTTACCGGACCAGAAACCGCAGAAAAGCTGGATTTTCCCGCCTTGTCCGGTCTGAAAGACTGACATGGCACGAGGCACTGACACGGGCGGCCGCATTAAGCGACTGGAGCACGCGCTGGAGCAAGCGCGCAAGCTGCCCAAGAAGACCGTGCTGGAATCGAAGCCGATGTGCGACCTGACGGGTTACTCGTGGGTCCAGCTTCGGGGTTGGTGCGACGACTATCCGCACATCGAGGCGTCCGGCGCATTCATCCGCGGCGGCAACGGTGTGGCCTGGCAGTTCAAGCCGGTCGCCACGATCGAGGCGCTGCTACGGCAGTTCCGCAGCGACGTTGACCAGAACAACCGTCGCAACCGCCGGCTGCAAACCGCGGTCGGTGTCTCGCTGCCTGAGGAAGAGTCAGCCGCCAGCCTTGATGAGACCGCCAAGCTGGTCCGGCTGACGCTGGAGGTCCAGAAGACCAAGCTCGACCAGGGCCAATACACACCAACGGCATCGGTCGCCGAGTTTCTGGACGGCTATAACCGGGTGGTGGTCGAGGGAATCCTCGGCGCAGAAACCGAAGCTGACCCGACCGGCCGGCTTGATCCCGCAGTGCGCGAGGCAATGAACGAAGCGCTCCGCAACCTTGCGGTCCGGGTCCACGCGAAGGCCGAAGCCTACATCGGAGAGTACCGTGCGCGCGCTGAGCAGGCAGGAGTTGCAGCGACAGGCTGAATTGATTGGCCAGGATTCGTTTTGCACCCCGCCCTGGGAAATTGCTGATCGCAGTCTCGACCTGCTCCGACCCCGGGACCGCCTGACCACGCTGGAATACTCGGTCCGCCATCGGATCATCCGCAAGCCAGACGGCACGAAGACACACTGGCTACCGAGCCTCACGCCGTACCTGATCCCGATCATGGCGGCGCATGACGATGCGGCGGTGACAGAAATTGTCGTCCCCAAGCCGGCGCGCTGCGGCGGTACGGTGGTTGCCGAAAACCACGCGCTCAAGATGCTGGACTACGGGCCCAGCGGTGATGTGATGTGGTACTTGGCCGGGCCGCAGGAGGTTCAGTCCTATGCGGACCGGGTACTGCGCCCGCTGTTCGAAGACCATGATGGGCTCGCTTCGCAGCTCCCCCGGGAGGGCAGCAAGGGCAATACCGCCACCCTGAAACGGCTCGGCGCTCGAACCTTCGAGCTGCTGGCCATGTCAGGCAAAACCACGACAAACCGGCAAGGCCGGTACATCGTGTTCGATGAACCGGACAGCTACAGCCGGGCCTTCCGGTCGAGCTTTCTGGAACAGGGCCGCCAGCGCCAGCGCATGATCGGCACGGGCCGCAAGATTTACGCCTGCGCCCACCCTGACGTTGGCTGGAGCGGCGGGATCGCGGCGGCATGGGTGCTGAGCAACCGCGGGATATTCATCATGCGGTGCCCTGAATGCGATGGCCACGCCTCACCCTACCCGACGCGGTACTGGCCAGATGTCCCGCGCTTCCGGCTGCACTACCAGAAGGCTCCGGAAGGGGCCGACATCGGCGAGCGGCTGCGGTTGGCCGAGCGAACCGCGGCGATGGCCTGCCCGCATTGCGGGTCGCTGCTGGATGAGACGCAGAGGCACGCGATGGTCGATGATGGCCAGTACCTGCACGAAGGGCAGGAGTTCGACATCAAGGCGGGCATCATCGGCGACCCTACGCCGGGTCAGACCTGGGGCTTCTGGATCCATGTCCTGATGTCCAAGCAGGTTACCATGCCGGATCTGGCCCGCGAGCTTGAGGGTGCGATCGAGCACCGCGAGCGGACTGGCAAGAGCAACAAGCTGAAAGAGGTGCTGGTCCGCACCTTCGGCGAGGCATTCGAAGGAGCCGGTGAGCTTCTGGAACTTGATGCCCGGGCGCTCAAGAAACGGACCAAGGATATGGCCGGGGCCGAAGAGCCTGTCCGTTACAGGATGGGCGAAGTGCCGCCAGGCGTGCTGTTCATCACGGCCTCGGTCGACGTTGGCGGTGACAAGTTCGATGTTAAGCTGCGGGGCTGGGATTTGCAGCGCCGGTCCTGGGTGCTTGACCGCTTCACGATCCGGCAGCGGTTGCACAGCGACGGCGTAATGCGCGACATCGCGCCGAGCAAGGTTCAGGATGACTGGTCGGTACTCGAAGACCAAGTGATCGACCGGCTTCTGCCGCTCCAAGGCCAGCCCGACATGGCGCTGCCGGTGGCAGTGACCACGATCGACGCCTCGGACGGTAACGTCACTTGGAAGGCCTATGAGTTCGCCCGGCGGATGGACAAGAAGCGCTGGGGCACCTGGCGCAAGGTTCGCTGCATCAAGGGCGCGACCACTGCAAAGGCGCCGCCGCTGCCCGTGACGCCGACGATCATCAGCCGGGACAACAACGGCAAGGCGATCGAGCCGAACGTGACGCTGCATGTGCTTGGTGTGCATCAGCTCAAGGAAGGGTTCCTGTCTGATCTCGCGATCGAGGACGGGGGCCCAGGCCAGTGCTTCTTCCCGAGCGACATGCCGGATCGGGCATTCGAGGAATACTTCAACGAGGTGCTGATCGAGGACAAGTGGGTCCGCAACGGCCCGAACGAATCGCTTGACCTTGGCGCCTACACCGAAGCCGGACGCCTGATGCTTCAACCCGATCGCGACACCCTGAAATGGGAGCCGATCGATTCTCGGCCGCCTTGGGCCAGACCAGTTTCCCTCCAACCGAAGGGAGGTGATCCACAGGACCGTGGGGACAGGGAAGGCAAGGCGGCCGGCAGCGAAGCGAAACCCAAGCAATCGATCCTCGACCGGTTCGAGGATCTGAACAGAGGATAGGCCAGGCCGTTTGCGTCCGCCTCCATTGGATTGAAGGTAGCCAATGCTCGAAGCAAAGACGATCTATGCCGGAGACAGCGTCGAGCTGGCGCTTGTTGGGCATCGCCTTTCCAACGGCGCTCTGGTTGACCTTAGTGCGGGCTACACTTGCGCGGTCAAAGTGTTTGGTACAGCAATTGACCGTCCCGTAACGGCGCTAGTCGCTGACGAAGATGGCAACCTCAACCGCTACTTCCTGGTCGCTCTGACCGGAGTTGAAACAACTGGCCTTGCAGTCGATGCCTACCCCTATGCTGTAACCATCGCAAAGGCAGCAGACAGTTTCCGTCAAACCGACGAAGGCACGCTGACAGTCATCACCCTGCCCGGCGCTCAGCCTGATCCCGTCGCCGAACTACGCGCCGAGCTCGCCGCCGTCCGTGCCGCTCGAATCGACCTGATGACCGGCAAAGTGGTCCAGAAGATTCGTACTGGCCGGTACGCAACCGAGATGTGGTACGCGACCGCCACGCTGGCCGACTATGACCGGATGATTGCAACGCTGGAGCGCGAGATTGCTGCGGCTGAGGCGGTGGTGGCTGGTAGATCAAAGCGCCGACCTATTGGCCTGGTTTGGAACTGATCCATGAGCGTATTTTCCAGCATCAACGGTTTCGGCCGCGACATGAAGGCGTGGCTGGGCCTCGGCGGCGGATCAGCGTTCGACTCCGGCCGCGCCGATATTCAGGAGATGGCCGGCTGGCACCCTGCCCGCGCGCATATGGATCAGGTCTTTGCCGGCCAAGGCCGCCTGATTACCGACCGCGCCGAAGACCTCGATCGCAACTCGGCCTGGATCAATGGCGCGCTGGACCGCAGCGTTGAATCGATCATCGGAAATGGGCTGCAACCTTGGCCCACCCCGATCTACGACGCGCTAGGCAAGGATATGGAGTGGGCCACCGTGTTCGCGCGCAAGACCCGGGCGCGCTACCGGGTCTGGGCCGAAGACCCATTCTTCCGCTGCGATGCGAAGATGCGCTTCACGCTCGGCACCTTGACCAAACTTGCCTACCTGAACTTCCGCCGCGGCGGCGAGGCACTGGCCGAAATCCGGTACGACGATCGCGGCGCAGCCAATCCGGTCAACCTGCTGCTGATCGACCCGAAGCGGCTTTGTAACCCGCGCGGCACGCCCGACACAGACCCGCTGCTGCGCAATGGTATCGAGATGAATGCGTCCGGCGTGCCGATCGCGGCGCATGTCCTGCGGCGTCACCCGGATGACCCGGCGGCGGGCTTCGACGCGCTGGAGACGACCCGCATTCCGTTCCGAGGCGAAACTGGCACACCTAAGCTGATCCATGTCGTCAATCCGCGCTACATCGAGCAGAGCCGGGGTTTCAGCCGCCTCGCCGAAGCAATGCTGCCGGCCAAGATGCTGGAGCGGTACGACCGGGCCGAGATCAACGCCGCGCTGTTGAACGCCATCATGGCCTTCTTCATCAAGTCACCCGGCACGCCGGATGACTTGGCCGAAGCCATCGCCCCGGCAAGCGACTTCGCCGGCAACGACTTCACCCGGTACATCGACTATCGCGAGAAGAACCCGGTTCGTGCAATCGGCGATGCGGTGATCCGGCAGCTACTGCCCGAAGAATCGTTCGAAGCGGTGCAGCCGACACACCCAAATTCCAACTACCCAGAGTTCCAGAAGACCCAGCTCGCCAAGATCGCGGTGGCGCAGGGCATAAGCTATGCGCAGATCTCGGGTAACTGGGCTGACATCAACTATTCCAGCGCTCGCGCCATGCTCAACGAGGTGTGGCGCGCGGTCGAGCAGGAGCGCGAGTTCTTCGCAGCCCACTTCAATCAGCCCCTGTTCGTGAGCTGGATGGAGGCCGAGGTGGCGCAGGGCACGCTCTCGATTCCCGGGCGGCCGGCGCGCTTCTATCGCGACATCTCGGCGCTGACCAATGCGACCTGGATGGGCCCGTCGCGCGGCACGGTCGACCCGCAGAAGGAAGCTTCGGCGCGCAACCTTGAGGAAGCGGCTCTACGCAAGTCGCCTGTGGAGCATATCCTTGAGGACGGTCGCGACCCGTTTGAGGTGCTGGACCAGATCAAGCTGTTCCGTGACGCGATCGACGAGCGCGGGCTGGAGCCGCCGGACTACAATACAAAAACGGCTGGCGCTTCGCAGGAAGATGAAGCGGTAACGCCTGGCACGGAAAGCGACCGAGACGGTGACGGTGTGCCCAATGAGTCTGACAGGAAAGGCCGCAAACCTCGAAAGGCTGCGAACTTATGAGAAAGCCTATAGCTGGGCCACACCCTGATCTCTTGAGGTCGCTAGTAAAATACGATTCGCAGACCGGGGATCTCACTTGGCTGAAGCGCGAGCCCTCTTGTTTTAAGGGTGGCGCAGCTTCAGCCGAAAATTGGAATGCCAAGTTCGTTGGACAACCTGCGTTCAAAACCACGCGCGATGGATACTATTGCGGGTCTGTTTTTGATCGATCGTATTTTGCGCATCGAGTCGCTTGGGCACTCCATTTCGGCTACTGGCCAGAGGGTGAAATAGACCACATAAACGGTGATCGCACAGACAACAGAATCTCCAACCTTCGTATTGCGGATCGCTCTACACAGTGTCGCAACAGATCTCTGTCAGACCGTAACAAAAGCGGTGTAATTGGTGTGTGCCTTGTCTCTGATGGAAACCGCTGGAAAGCCTACATTAACTCTGGGAGACGCCAGATCAATCTGGGCTACTTTGCCACAAAGGCTGAAGCCGTCGCCGCACGCAAGCAGGCTGAAAGAGACTTAGGCTATCACCCTAACCACGGGAGATTGGCCGCATGACCAGTTTCCCGCTCTGGACGAGCCTGCTTTACAACGAGCCGCTGGCCATCACGCCGCTGCGCAACGAGGCGCTGTGCCAGGCCGCTCAGCAGCGCCTGACCGGCGCCCTGCCGGAGCGGATCGATTCTGCGGTGCTGGACATCAAGCCGCGCGCCTTTGCGCATGAGGCTTCGCCATTAGTCGATGGGGAGCGCAAGCCCTATCCAATGAAGGACGGGATTGCCGTAGTCCGCAGTATCGGCACAACGGTCAAGCGCGCCAGCTTCATGGACGCGGAAAGCGGCCTCGTTGGCTATGACCGCGTTGTGGCGCAGATGCGCGAAGCCTACCGCGATCCCGATGTCACCGGGATATTCTGGGTAATCGACAGCCCGGGCGGCCACACGGCCCGCATGATCCAGGCCGCAAACGAGATTGCCCTGATGGCCCAGGCCGAAGGCGGGAAGCCGATTTACGCCTATGTCGACGAGATGGCGGCAAGCGCGGGTTACGTGCTGGCCAGCGCGGCGGATGTCGTGCTTGGCCCGCCGTCCTGCCTTGGCGGCTGTCTGGGCGTGATCCTGAACCTGGTCGACAGCAGCAAGATGCACGAGAAGATCGGGCTGGAGCCGATCGTGGTGCGCTCGTCCTGGTCGGACCAGAAGGCACTTGGCCAGCCCGGTGAGAAGTTTACCGCCGAGGCAATCGATAGCTACCAGAAGATTGTCGACCAGCAGGGCGAGATGATGGTCGAGTTCGTTTCGGCCATGCGCAAGCTGACGCCAAAGCAGATCAAGGCCACCCGCGGCGAGACGTTGGGTGCGGCCGACATGTTCCGCGTCGGCCTGCTCGACGAAGTCTGCTCGGAGGCGGAAGCCTGGGCCTTGCTGAGCGAAGCTGTCCGGTCGAACTGACCGAACTCTCCGAAAGGAAAACCATGACTATCAGCCGACGCCTCGCGGCGCATCGGGAAGCGGTCGCGTCTGCGGCCGCCGCGCCCTGCCCGCCCAACCCACTCACCGACCCCGAGAACGAGGTCGACGAGATTGAAGACAAGCACACCACCGGATCCAAACCTGAAAAGGATAAGGACATGACTCAGGAAGAAATTGACGCTCTCAAGGCGGACGCGCGCAAGGAAGGCTACGAAGCCGCCAACGCGCGTTTTACTGCCGTTACCTCCAGCGAGCACTACGCCGGCCGTGAAACGCTCGCCAAGACGCTGCTCGCGACCGAACTCAGCGCCGAGCAGATCATTACCTCGCTTGCTGCCGCCGCTCCGGCTGCCGCCGCTCCGGCTGCTTCGGGCGATGATGCCCAGCGCGAAGAAATGCTGAACGCGCTGGCCAAGAACAAGAACGCCCCGCTCGAAAGCGGCAGCGACGCCGGAACGCCGGAAGCCGACGCCGACAAGCCCGACAACAGCCTGGTTGACGGCATGAAGGCCCGCTTCAACCTCAACACCAAGTAAGGAGCCAGACCGATGGCAAACCAGACCGAAGGGCTCGTCGTTGGCGACGGCCTCAAGTACGAACTGCCCAACGATATGAGCCGCGCAACCGAGACGATTGTTTCCGGCGCCGGCAATCTCCCGCTGTTTCGCGTGCTCGGCCGCATCACCGCATCGGGCAAGCTGACCAACTATACCCCGGGCGCCACGAATGGCTCCGAGGTGGCCTACGCTGTGCTGGTTCAGGCAACCGACGCTTCGGCTGCCGATGCCAAGGGCGCAGTGATCGATTGGACGGCGCTGTTCGCCTACAACCGCCTGACTTGGGGCGCAGCCGTAACCACCCAGGCCCACAAGGACACCGCCCTTGCTCAGCTCCGCAGCCGCGGCATTCGCACGCTGAACCAGGCGTAACCCCTCCAGAAGAAGGAATAGCCTTATGGCTCTCATCGACGCATTCGGTGGCAGCGCGTTCAAGATGTCGTCGCTCGCGGCGGCCATCAACGTGGTGCCCAACACCTATGGCCGCGTTCGCGAGATCGGCGTTGTCCGCGCGAAGCCGCTTCCGACCACCACTTTCCAGATCGAGTTCAAGAACGGCGTTCTTAACTTGCTCAACACCTCAAACCGCGGCGGTCACAACGGCACCGTGGGGCGTTCGCCGAAGCGCAACATCCGCAACTATTCGGTGCTGCACATCGAGCATGACGAGTTCATCTACGCCGACGACATCCAGATCGTCCGCGCTTATGGCTCGGAATACCAGTTGCAGGCTCTGCAGGATCTGATGAACGACAAGCTGGAAACGCTCGCCGGCAAGTTCGACATCACCGAGGAATGGCACCTGGTCAACATGATCCAGGGGAAGCTGACTGATGCTGACGGCACCTCGCTGTTCAACGCCTTCACCGATTTCGGTGTGACCGAGAAGTCGGTCAACTTCGACTTCGCCAACGTGAACGCCGACATGGGCCTCAAACTGATGGAAGTCTTGCGCCATCAGGAAGACAACCTGCTCGGTGACAGCATGACTGGCTGCCACGCGCTTGTTTCGTCGGGCTGGTTCGACAGCTTCACCACGCACGCTTCGATCAAGGAGGCGTACAAGTATTACGCCTCGACGCAGGAGCCGCTGCGCGAAGATGTTCGCCGCCGCTTCGTCCACAAGGGCGTGGTGATCGAGGAATATCGCGGCAGCGCGGTGTACCTCAACAGCGACGACACCACGACCACGCGCAAGTTCATTGCGGACAACGAAGCCCGGTTCTTCCCGATCGGCACCCGCTCGACCTTCCAGGCCGCCTTCGGCCCGGCGGACTTTGTCAGCGATGCCAACAAGCCCGGCCAGCGCCTCGCGGTGAAGATGCTGCCCGACCCCTCGGGCAAGGACAAGTTTGTCGGCATTCACGCCCAAATGAACCCGTTCTGGCTCTGCACCCGGCCGGCTTTGCTGGTCAAGGGCACCGCTTCGTAAGGAGAAGGCAGATGCCACAGCGCACTTTCACCAGCGATTTCTCGTTTGATCTTGACGCTTCGACACGCCTGAACATTCCGGCGGGTTGGAGCGGCGAAGTCACCGATGAAGTCGCAGAAGCAGCGGATGAAGCTGGCGCGACCGAAGCGCCTGTCAAGACCAAGAGCAAGAAGGCTGGCGCGACCGAAGCGCCGGCTGGCGATACGACCACCGACCAGGCTCCGGCCTGATCTGCTCTGGGCCGGGGCGTTAGCGCGCTCCGGCCCCTTCTTGGCTCCTGTCGCGCGCAGGGGCCCAGAAGGGAAACCTTCTCCGGAGAATTGGCCATATGAGTGAGCACCTGCCCGAATTGATCACCGCAATTGTTGGGGTGCTTACGGCCATCGGTGCCGGCTTCCGTTTCATGTGGACTGAGTTCAAGGCATCG